CTTCCCCGGCGTAACTCGTGGTCCGCACGAGTTACTCGACACACGGCGTACGCGTCGTGATGCCTAGTGTGATGCTAGGAGTCGGTTAGGTTATCGTACCTAGTGGGAGTGACGTCCCCAGAGACCTCCGGGTTCTCACGTCTCTATGGAGCAGCTGCAAATGGGCAGGCCAAGCTCCGGAATTCCGAACGGACTAAGTATCACTCGTTTTCCTACCCAGGGCGAGTGTGAACCGGATGACCAAAACCACGCGAACCAGGTGGCCGCGAGGATTAGTTGTACCTAAACAGGAGTGTAACGTGATCTATCTGATCCCCGAAACCGGCGTTATGGACGAGATTTCCAATCTTGCCAGCCGCACAGGTATTCCGCTTCACAATCCGCGCAACTTGCGTGACTTCATCCTGTCGACCAGCACTGATCCTATTGCGATCGTGGCGGTCGACGAGGACATCATGCTGATCCTCTCACGGCACGCAGTCTCGATCTTCCCCGACGAGCTGCCCGTCGTGCTTCAATCTGTTCCCGGCCTCATCTACCAGCCCGGTTGGGCTTCGATGGGCACGGTCTTTCCCCCGGCCCACTTCCGCGATTTCGAAGAGATGACGAAGCGGTCGGGTGTGCTCTCCACCAACGCCGTCGACCTCGAATCCCGTGGCCGAGGCACTCGTCTCCTCAACAACAGGACCGCCTCGGCGATGTCGCCAGACACTGACACCACCGTGCCAGAGGAAGACGACCATGACGAAGCCGTCCTCTAACGCGCCGACGTTCCGGCCTGGAACGAAAACGTGCGATGCTCTCTTCGACCCGGACTCTCGGTCCGCAATCCGCAACCGTGACAAGCAGTATTCCGAGGGTCCGATTGAGGTACTGCGTGGACACCAGTCTAACGACTGGCCTTTCCTTCGATTCAAGGACTCTCTTTCAATTCATCTGACTAAGAGATTCCCGTCCTCCGTGGACGACCTTGGTCGTGTTTCGGGGAATGGTGTCCGCTCCAATTTTTACGGCCTACGTTACGTGGGCGGGTTTCCGCAGATTCCTGCAACCTACCCGCTTGTCGATAACACCTACCTACGAGAGCAGAAGGGCCTCAGGAACTCGTGGGAGAAGCCGTGGCACGAGACGTGCGCACGTGCTCTCACTCGTTTGTTCTTCACCGGTCTCGAACCGGTTGCGATGAAGCTCCGCACTAACTCTTCCTCCATGATGCCCTTCTACACAAAGGTCATGCCTGAGAAGCTTGATCTCGCTCGATTCGCAATTCAAAATGGCAAAAATGCAGGCCAGTCCATGATGAAAGGCGATTACGTAACTCCCTGGGTAAATTGGTATGTCGGGGGAGCGTACCACACCGTCTATCGGCGTCAGGCATCCGATGCCATGACATACGAGAAAGGGGTGTGGGCTGCGAAGGACCGCCCTGTCGCAGACGAAGAATACGCAATATCTGGTGGCCGCAGTGGCACCTTCTCGCCTGCGGACAGACGCCTGAAAAACATGGATTTTCGTGTTCCTGAAGGCTTCTTCCGTGAACGTAATAGAACCGCTATGGGCGGACCTCTTGGCCTGAACGCCAACCTGATGGTCATTGCTCAGGCGGTGCGCAAACATATTTACGAGGAGTTCGCGTTCACCTACCATCATACCAGTAGGCACAACCAGGAGTCGGAGATCCGTCAGATGGGATATATCATTCCCGCCGACGTTTCCAACCATGACTGGTACTGGCCTACTTTTGTCGTCGATACCATCGCGGACGAGCTGATAAACATCGGCTACGCCGACTGGTGGGTTGAACTGTTCAAGACTCGGCTTAAGATGCCGAACTACGTCACTGACGTAGGCCCTGATCAGGGCAACGTACTGCTAGGCGATTGGACTCGTCCTACCAATAAGGGAGGCTTGCCCTCGGGCAACGCTTTCACCGACCTGGATGGGTGTTGGCTCATGACCCTAGTCTACTTTATCCTTCAAGTGGAGCACACGTACCCGGAACTTATCAAGAATCTTCAGACTGATGACTCGGCTGAGATCACCCTCGCTTCCTATCTCCGTGGCAAGCTACCGATTGTCCTCAAAGACAAATCGGATGATGCGCTGCTGGGTTGGTCTGAACCTCATCTTCACGGCAGGGCGAAAGCCCTGCACGACAAGATGAAGAACGGTGATCCTGTCTCACCCTACATGATCGTCTCCTACGAGCATGGTGGAGCCTTCCTCGGATCTATTCTTCTCTACCCCAACTCGGGATCTACTGAAGGTCTGTCCCTGATCGGTAACATCAACTCTCTCGTGACAAACATGTTCTCACCTGAGTACGGTGTTCAATCGGCCATTCGTGATCGAACCAAGGCTCGACGCCCTTACCCTGGCCTGGCGTGGAAGACGCTTGCCCAGAACTACGGCTCATCTCCAATCTTCACCGAAGTCCTAGACATCATCGAGTTCGAATGGTCTAAGGCATACGGCGAGTCGTACACCGCGTACAGGGAGCAGTGGCTCGTCGATGACGAGCGCAGGCTGATGGAAGATCTTAGCCGAAGGGCGATGACTCTTCCTGACCTATCTCCGATCGCTATCGAGGTTCTTAACGACCCTGGTAAACTTGATTGGAAGTACGACCGATCCGATGTCCCGGAAGAGATCATCGATATGATGTTCAACGGTCTCCCGCTTGAGGAAACCACCACTTATTTCGACGAGGTTTACAAAAATGTCAAAAGTTAG